TTATATATAATATAATAACTATTTAATAATATATTAATATAATATATTTATAAATATATTAAATTTACAATTTAAAAATTATAGTATGATAAAAGATACTTATAAAGGAAATGCAGAGGCTGTTCTTATAGAAACCTCAGAAATGGTTGAAAATATTAAAAGAAGCATTAGACTTAAAACAATGTCTGAAGCTAAGCTGTTAGAATTACTAAATGTTATCCATAAAGACTTGGAGAAATCACTTCATTACATATCACTATGCTAAAAGAAAAATTTGTATTGTTCCTAGTTACATTATCTGCTCTACTTTTATCTGCATCAGCTGCTTTTTTTTCTGTTTACGGATTAAGTAAAGTTTTTGCAGGAGCAGGAGTATCGGTAATTATAATGGCTTCAGTATTAGAGGGTTCTAAACTTATTGCAGCATATTCACTACATCAAAATAAAGATATACTTCCAACATCTCTGAAAACCTATTTATCAGTTGCTATAGTAGTATTAATGTTAATAACCTCAGCAGGAATTTATGGATTTTTATCTAATGCATATCAGATAACTTCTAATAAAAATAATATTGCAGAAAGTAAAATAAATATAGTAAGAGCTAAATCCAACAATCTTACAACGAGGTTAAAATCATTAGAAGACGAGAAGGAGTCTATAATAAAAGATATTACTGAGTTAAGAAATGGATTATCTAATGGAACAATGGTTTCCTATATTGATAAAAAATCGGGGGAGAAGGTAACATCATCATCTTCAGAAACTCGTAAATCATTAGAATCTCAGTTAAATGATGCTACAAAAAGAAGAGACAATGTATCAGATAAGATAGAAGAGATATCCTCACAGGTTGACGGTTTCGAGATTAGTATACTAAATATGGAAACAAATAATGATGCAGCAGCTGAATTAGGCCCTATCATATATTTGAGTAAAGTTACTAATTTACCTATGGATAATCTTATGAATTATTTCATATTAATGATTATATTCGTATTCGACCCATTTGCTATAACTCTAGTTATTACAGTAAGTTATCTAGTTAACAATCTTTCCAAGTCTACTAAAAAAGATGATTTTGCTAGAAATAATTCAGATATATTAGATATCCTAAAAGATGAGGAAACAGATATTACTCAAGCTTACGAAGAAGTAACTTCGAATAACAAAATTAAAAAGAACGCTAAGAAAAGTACTAAGAAAAGCACTAATAAAAATACGGAAGAAGCTAGTATCAAAAAAAAAATATAATAAACCATAAAATGCACAATAAACTAGATGACTTTATTGTGCAAGATGAGTTTATCACGGATGAGTCAAAGATTAAAAACTATAAAGTATCGGTAGTTACCAAACCTAAACCAATATTCAAAATAGTTGATAACGGAAATAAAGTATTGACAAAAGAGAATATTGATGAATTAATTATAGAACCTGTATACGAAGAAATAATATATGACAAAACCGAAAACAATAAGCAAAATTATGCGTTATTAACTCCTGAAGAGTTTCAGGATATGACTGATGAGGATATAAAAAGTTGGTATAAAAAAACAAAAAAGTAAAAACAAAAAGTTATGGACACGAAAAATCTTGAAGTACAGTATTCAGAATTTATCAACTACATCGATACATACTTAGTCGATAGAGCTGATTCTCTAAAGAAAATGTATGATTCATTTGGGAATAGATTAGTTCTAGCACCCGCAAGTTCTATTGAGTACTACCACAATGCTTTTGTAGGTGGGTACATTGACCATGTTTTACGAGTAATTGATTTTTCCTTAAAAATGTATGATTTCTATGAGCAAACAAATCAAGACCTATCAGGATTCACAAAATCTAATTTGGTGTTTGTTGCTATGAATCATGATTTAGGTAAATTAGGATTTATCGGGGAAGGCAGAGAGAAGTATATCCCAAATGACAGTGAGTGGCACAGGAAGAATATGGGAAAGATTTATAAAACTAATGATAATATACCATTTAATTTAGTTCCTGATTTAAGTTTATATACTTTACAAAAATTTAATGTTTCTGTTTCTTGGGAGGAATATCTAGGAATCAAAATACATGATGGGTTATACGAGGAGGGTAATAAGGCTTATTTCATAGCTAGGAGTGAGAGTGCATCACTCAGAACAAATTTACAGTATATCATACATATGGCTGATTTAATGGCTTCTAAGTATGAATATGCGACTTGGAAAAATAGTAAGAATACAGAAAAGAATAATATTATTAAAGAATCCAATAGTGCTTTAGATGATTTTAAACAATTGTTTGACAATTCTAAAAAATAACAGTTATGATTATAGCAATATTAATAACATTGAACATAGTTTGTTTTTATGTAATTTATGTAAATTTAAGTAAGATAGCTCGTCTAGGGGATGCCCTAGATGAGTTGGAGGCTGATAATGATGAGTTAATATCATTCATTAGTAATTTAAATACAAGACTTCATATTGATTACACTCACTTGAAAGAAATAGATAGGAGAGGTTCTTTTGAATCCGATGACGAAGTTGGTTTTGTATTTAACACTATAAAAAGCATTATTGAGGATTCTTTCAAAATTGTTAACGATTTTTTGAAAACAATAGAATCCAATGCCGAAGAAGACATCGAATAAAGATTATTTTACATTAGATGTAGATAGTGCTATAATTAAGTACAATATTTCAGAAAGTATAAAAGAAAAACATTTAATATACACTAAAGAAATTTATCCATCATTAGATAAGTTAGCTGAAAATTTAATAAATACTTATAAGTGTCCTTATATAAATTTAGAATTTGAGGACTTAAAACATGATGTTGTATCATTCCTAACAGAAAAGTTACCTAACTATTCCCAATCAGCGGGTAAAGCATATTCATACTATACAGTTGCAGGAAGAAACTACCTGATTGCTCTCAATACCAAAAATTATAGTAAGAGAAAACAAATGGTTGACTTAGTAGAAGTTGACGAGGAGAGAGATATAGTATACGAAGTTTATCAGAATGACTATAGAGAAGACCTCCACATATTTGTAGATAAGTGGGTAGATGATATGTATCTTAAAATATATACAATATTTAAAAATAATGATGAAATTGCCATTGCTGATTCTATATTGGAATTATTCAAAATGAGAAATATACTAGATGTATTTAACAAGAAAGCAATATATTACATAATACGAGAAAGAACAGGAATTAAGACTCAGAAAATAACAAAAGTTATTAATATACTAAAAAAATATTTTAATAATTCTATGAATGAATATTTTAAAAAGTAATATTTATTAGTATTTATATATAAATGTAGATATGGGCAGTAACAATGATTCTATAGTATTTGATAAAATGTCTTTTTCGGATTTGATGAAAGACATTTACATAACTACAAAAGAGAAAGAGCAAATGATATCTAGGTTGGTTGAGAATATAGAAGGCATGATTAATAGTGCTGAGGATGCTTCAACAATCGGCCCTATTCTTAGAGATTACATCGATTTATCAATTAAGAACGATGACCATCTACTAAAGATGGCAGGAATATTCCAAAGGTCTGTAGCGAGTACTCAAAAATCATCAGGCACAACTGAAATGTATATTCTCTCAGAAGAAGAAAAGAAACAATTACTAGTTGATTATCCTCCTAATAATTTATTAAAATAAATATAAATGTCAATAATATTAGGTGAAGTAATTCAAACAGGTAAGTTAACATATAATGATAATTCAAAAAATTCGGATGGGGATATAATGCCTCTAGGAAGTATCAAAGTTAGATTAATAGCTAATACAGATGTTGAGAATTTAAAAGATATATATGCAAGACCTATAACTTTAAATTATACTTTTATTCCATTGAACGGAGAATTAGTTGTGTTACTGAGAGCACCGTCTAAGGATGAGTCAGGCCCTAAAACCAAGAATATAACATACTACTACTTACCATATCCATTAAATTCTACAGATGATTCTGTTATAAATCAGTTACATGCTTTAACTCAGAGAACTACTAATAAGCAAGGTGGTACATTGATGAGGGATAATCCCTTCCCGCCCGGTAATACGTTTGCATACCCCTGTAGACCTCTCGCACCATTACAACCTTATGAAGGAGACTTGATAATACAGAACAGGGGAGGTTCATCCATAAGATTAGGTATCGGTACGTCAAATAATTCACAATATTATAAAAAACCACAACACCATAAGGATACTAAGCTAGGAGACCCAACATTTTCTATGACATTAGAACCACCTGACCCTCCTAAAAAAAGACCTATAAATGAGGATGTTGCTGAAATATCGGGAAATAAAAGTCAAACTAAAAATACTAAAAGTCAAAAATATAGAGTAGAGAATCTATCTAATAATTTTACAGGAATTTTTGGGGGAATATCTCAAAAATATACTAAAGTACGATTAGGTAGAGCAAGAAGATTTGAGACAAAAGGAATACCTAACTTTGATAAACCTCAAATATTAATAGATACTTCAAGAATTGTATTAAACGCAAAAAAAGACAATATATTTTTAATAGCAAATGATAAAGTTATATTAGAGGCAAGAAAGTTTTTTATAACTACAGATGAGCATGATGTTGATTTTGATGAATTAGTAAATAGAGTTCAAGAATTAGCGAAGCAACTAAAAGACTTAACTTCAGCAATGGCAGTATTTGCCACACCGTTCGGCCCTACAGGGCCTGCAACCAATTTGGTTGAGGTATTGAAAACATATTTATTATCATTACGATTTGAATTACTCCCCCCTAGTATGTTCATAGCACCTCCCGAACCTAGGTTAGATGTTCATGACTTTGGTATAAATAATATAATCCCGTATGCTATATCAAGGAGACTCCTAGGTTCAGGAGGAGGAAACCCAAGCTCAAATGCTAACCCCGATTCTCCAACAATACCGTTAGATGGGTTTATTGAGGGACAAGATTCATATGATATACAAACAAGAAAAGATTCTATAAAATTATTGAATACTGTAAATTCAAAAGATATAGAATTAGATTATGACCCTGAGAAAGATTTACCTGAATTTATAAACGCAGATTGCGGATTACCACTATCAGGATGCGGAATTATAGTTGATACCAATGGTAAACAAATAAAATGCGATGGTGATGGAATAACAACTAAACAAGAAGTAAAAGAGTCTGAAGATAATTCTCAAAATAATTTAGATAACAAAAATTTAAATGTTAAGTTAGTTAATTCAAAAAATACATGTAATGGATATTTATATGAACTATCAGCAAAAAAATTCGTAGCATTAACGGGTTTAACATTAGAAGTAAAATATATATTACTATTACTTATAGGTAATGATGATTCATGTAAAGGTTGGTATATACTAGATAAAATAGTTGATAATAATTATGTAGTAAATGATGAATCAATATTAACACCTGATATATTAGCTGACGGTGAGTGTTTATCTAATATATTAATGAACAAAAAATGTTCGGGAGATGATATATTATACAATACTGAAATAAAAAAATTAACTAATGAAGTAAATTTTAATTAAATAACCTATTTATATTAAACTGTTATAATGGAAAAGAGCTCGGTAGAATCAAAATTAAGAAAAATAATAAGAGAAGAGTTAGATTATTATTTTGATAGATTAGAGTCAAGATTAAATGAATCTAAATCTTCAGTCGTTTCAAGAACAACTAATAGCACGGTTCGTGATAAACCTGAAGTAAAACTTAAAGAATCTAATATAGATATTGAAAAGAAAAACTTTAGGCAAAAATTTAGTGGTTTGATGGGGATTATTACAGAAGGTATGGAGTACCCTGAAGAAGAGGGAGAAGGAGATAAATCTATATTAAATTCAAGGGTATTATCTAAATTAAGTACAAATCCAAAGACAGAAGGAGTTTATAAAGCATTAACTAAAGATTATTCTGAATTAATAAAAAAAATGAATAAAAAATAAATAATGGCAATACCAACAGTATTTAGAGCATATGAATCCAACTTTATAAATGATAGAGCTGTTGGTATACTGCTACCGTTTAATGGAGATGCTGTATTGGTCGACATTCAATATCCAAAGCAGATAAATAGAAAAGGAGTTGTAAAAACTTTTAGATTATCATATTCAACCGAAGAACAAGCTATATCAAATTTAGTTAATTTACTTTTGACAACAAAAGGAGAAAGATTAATGCAGCCTAATTTTGGTTCAAGTATTCCTGAATTTTTATTTGAACAAAATAGTATTGAAGCTAGGGAGTCTTTAAGAGTATCTGTAATAAGTGATATTGAATATTGGATGCCTTATATATTATTAGATTCAGT